CGATAGAGAAAAGTATCAAATTCCGTGAGAGGACCCTGTGGTCTTTAGCCGCAGGGAACCCCTGTTTTCAAAAGTCTTTTCGACTCCAGCTCCACCTTTCCTAGTTTCGCCTTGAAACTAAAAGTATGGAACTCGAGTTTGATCGATTATTCTTTCTCATAACGGAATCCAATAGTCGTCTCTATTAAGATCACATTTTGGTCGATCCTTGCAATTCAATCTTTGCCTGCGCTTTTGCCTAGTTTTCAGCCAGATTCTCAACTAGAATCTGAATGAGTCTGAAAACGCAAATCTTGATAGGTGATTAGCCCTATCCTTTCCTAATGTTTCTCATCATTTCATATGTCAATAACGATTTCGTTTGTTCAAATCACGATTAGCAATGAAATCTAATTCTAAATTTGAACCTGACATATTACATGCTAATCAATCATCGAATATATCTTTATCACGCTCGGCGTTGGTTAGATAAAGACCAACTCGCTCGTGAAGTAAAGATTCATCGATGGCTTGATTAAGCTCTCTCATAGAGCCTGTGAAGTCATTAGGTGCGAAGGTGACTTCTTTCATTAACTTAACCACTCGTGGAACTAAGCGAGTTCACAACCGGAACATTCTGGCCTGATACGGTAAATCTTTGCTATCTCTGTCAGATAGAGGGATTCCCGTCATGTCAAACTGTTGAACGGCTGGAACAGCTTTAAGTCTAGTTAGCCTTAAGTACAGCTGTAACGCTTCATCGAAAGATGATTTATCAGGGTTAAAATTATTAATACGAGTTATCACCTCCATGTAGGCACGAAGAGTTATAAACTTACAATCTTCGAATACCGCTCGCCAGAGCGCCATTCAAGATTCTTTGTCTAGAAACCCTCGTAAATACTCAGAGGAAATAATATCGTAACTATCAGCAACAGTATCTTTGGCTACTCCTTCCGGAGTAAGATCAAGGAAGTGGGAGAAATCCCGAATAGTTTGACCTTTCAAAGGTGTAAGCACAGTATAATAAAAATGCTTAACCAATGAACCCTCAAATTGTTTGTTCCTGAATAATGACCCTTTTCGGATCTTTAAAACATCCGAATTAAAATCAGCTTTTAAAATAGTTGAAACATATACAGCACTCAGTGCATTATTTAACCGTGTTACAGACCTAGATCTTGATTTATACCCATATCCAAGGATACGGGCTTGTCTGTCAAAGCTCAAATTTCATTTTCGAGCTAAAGCAGATCAAGACGCTAAATCTTGTCTAGCCACGTCTAATTCTTTAAGGGAAAGAGGGGATACATTTATTTTATCAATAAATGTTAACTTAGCAAATTCAGCCCCAGTCCCCTTTGGACTGAGGATTGATTTTGCTAAACCACACTCTACCCCTAACTTAGATAATAACATTAAATAAATCACTTTGACTTTTCTATCTCCAATTACTAAGTCATCACCTAATATACAATAATTAGTGTAAAGCTTGTGTAACGGGAAACCGGCTAACCAAGCGGCTAGTTGTATTAGATAGTGATGTACTAAAGCCAGCATGGGTCAAGAAGACAGAGCTCCCATAGGTTGCCCTGCTCCGTACTTTAATGCCACTGACTGATGCACCAAATGTGCATTGAAGTCAGTTTCCATTAATAAGTACTCCCTATCTGTTAACAACTTACGTCACAAGGTTCCTAAATCGACCTCACTATTACCCACAGTGAGAACATTTAGCAACCTCTCCTGTAAAGATACAGGAAGACGATCAGTTGCAGCAGATAGATCAAGACTCCATAATGACTTCGGATCTCTATTCAGTAACCGTATTAACGGTTTTTGTTGATTAAAAGTTCCATCCGTCGGTAATTGTTCTAATAGGTTGAACAAATAACGATGTAATGGGTCTAATAATCACTGAGTTCAGGGATCCACCATAGCAAATACACGCACTTTCCCAGCAGGCTCCTCCTTCAATCCTAATTTTCCAACGAAGTCTCTATTCTCGACTTCGCTATCCATTACCACGCAGGCCTGGATTAGGCCAGCTAAACGTGGGTGGAACTTTCTCGCAAATAAAATGAGGGTCTGATATAACTTCCTATTTCTAGGATTTTGTCATGACCTCAACGAGAACAGTGCCGGTATAGGATGGGAGGCTCAACTAGATTTCTTTTTCTTAAATCCGTTGTTTTTCTCACCACCAAAGATCAAACCATTAAAATTAAAAACTCCTCCTGTGTGAGGAGAACTTTTTAATAAAGGTCGAAATTTGGCATTCTCACCGTAGAATTCCATTAATCCCCTTTTATTTTTCTTTGTCAATAATTCAACAAAGTTTGGGAGGAATTTTGAAAAATAGTCCAAATCAAACTTTTTACCGATATCGGTAATAGTATTTAACTTTAATTTTCCTCGAAGAGGGATAACCCTATAAGAAGAAAATACAGTTAAGTAAAATTTAGCAAGGACCGATCATCCAGCAGTACGATTAATTAAAATTAACCGATGCTGAGCTGGAATGATCTTCGGATAGCCGGAACGAGTTCTGGCGAATCTCACTCCGAGTGGTCCCATATCTTTCAAACGATGACCAGCGAGAGACTGCTGCAGACACACAGATGATGCTTTAAGGAACAGAACAAGTCCCTTTAAGCCCCTAGTCTGTGCGATCTGACACAATTTTCTAATGGTTATTGTTAGAAGCCTTAAAAAGTTGCAAGATATCGAACCTCCCACTATCAATTTCACTTTACCGAAATATGAAATTGTAGTGGCCTTCGACTTTCGCAGAAGGATGTCACCCAATTTTTCACTACTATAGTTCCATGTCGCAAATTTAAATAAATTATTTGTAGCGTGTTTCTGTAGTTATGAATCATTGGTCCGGTTTTCCTCATCTCAATAGACAAGGAGCCGCAGACACCATGTGAATGGAAGAGGTTCTACTCTTCGAGGTTTAATAAAAGGTAAGGTTCTGGTAACCCCGAACCCAGCTTTTATTTCCTCACAACCCGGTTCTGATAAACTCTTTTATCGGCGACTGGCACTAAGGCTGCTAACCCAAGCACCAGGGGGGTATGCGAATACCCAGCCCCTTATTAAGTTTACCCATCACGGATTGTCACAGGCGGTTTAAGATACACTGTAATTAACAGTATACGAGCTACCAAATATGCTCATTAAGTCAACAAAAGTTGAC